CCACCAGAGGTGTAGCCGAGAGCTTTGCCAGCGCCGATCTCAAACAGAGATGCCATCGTTAATGCCTCCTATCAGTCCATGTTGGACGTGTTGGTGGCGCGCACGATGCCGAGGTTCTTAAGCTCGTACACCTTCGACCAGTTGCTAACCGTTTCGAGCTGAGCCCGAGTCGGGTTAACGGTGGTCACACCCCACTTAGCGCCGACGGGGTGATAGCAGTAGTGCAGGTCGATCGACATGGCATCGCTCTTGGCGAGGATGTCACGGTCGGTCTCGGTCTGCATTGCGAGCTGCTCGCCGGAAGCCACTGCACCTTCGGTGAAGAAGTAGGTGGCGTACTCGGTGGAAGCACCGCTGCCTTCGGTTTGCACGTCGTCAGAGACGATCACGCGCAGACCCATGAAGGTAGGAACTGCAGGGCTGCCAAAAGCATTGGCAGTCGAACCCTGGCTAGCGCCGGTATCGGCTGCGCCAGTGTTGTCGTAGATGAAGTCGATTGCACGGCGCTCCACCAGGTCGTAATAGACCTTGGAGTGGATGCACATTGCAGTCAGCTTGTCGCCTTGGTCGCCAAGCTTGGCGCGAGCCTCAGCAACGTGACGGGGGGAGAGCACGGTGGGGGTATCACCGGACTCACCGTCAATGGTGAGGTCGAAGAAGGCGGCGGAGCTGCTGGTGGTGCCCAGGGTGCCAAAGACGCCCTTAAGGGTGGACAGCAGGTCCTTCTGACGCTGGTTAGCAACGTAGTCAGCGACCTTGGCGCCAATGGCAGCCATGGGATCGCTACCGGCTGCAAGAGCAGCGAGGTCGCGCGCTTCAAACGCTCGCCCACGGTGCAGAATCACGCCAACTTGCTTGTCAGCAGTGATCTTGCCGGGGGTCAGAGAAGAGCTGTCAGACAGCACTTCAAAGTCACCCGAAAGGTTTGCCTTCCAGAAAGGCACGTTGATGAAATCACCGCCCTCGGTGGCATTCAGCTCAGCCATCGGACGCACAACACCGCTAGCCAGGAAGGCATCGCGCTGGGTGGTCTGTTCAATGACGTACGGCGTAAATACCTCGGGAACGATGATGTCCGACCGGAGAGTCGCCATCGTTTAATTCCAAAAGTGTTTAACGGTGTTGGGCGTAACCCAGTTCGGCTCCGCGTAGCTTTGCCTTGAGTTGATGTTAACGGGCAGCCTGCGCTTTCAGCCTTTCGTACAAATCACGATCAGTTCTAAACAGTCGTGATTGTTCGGTCAGGTTGTAGCTTTCAGGCAGGAAGGGGTTAGCAACACCGGCAGGGATTTCGCCGGAGCTGCGACCAATCGGTGCGCCGCTGCCTTGAGGCTTGGGCTGCTTTTGCATCCAAGTGGGCAGGGTTTTCGCCCATTCTTGAACCGGCGTGCGCTGGTAACCATCGACCACGACAACGGTGCCATCAGCTTCGCGCTCGATCTGATCCGGCGAAAGCTTGGTCTTCATGACCAAGTCAGGGTCATGCACGATGTCAGCCAATGCGCTGACAGCAGGGGTCAGCAGCTCAAGCTCTCGGACGCGCTGTTCGAGCTCTGCGATGCGCTGGTCCTTCTGCGCCGTCGCCTCACGGAACTGCTGCTCCAGAGCTTGCCGCGCTTCGGAATACTTGCCCTCTGATTCGAGCTTGGCTTGCTCGGCTTGCTGCTTGAACTCCTTAAGCGCCTGGTAGTCATCAGGCACCTCACCGATCAGCTCTTTCTTCTGGAGCTTCCCGATCAGCTCGAAGTTCTTCTTCTCTAGCGATTCGATGCTGCTTTTCAGCTTTGCGATCTCGTCGTTGCTGGCGCCTTCAACAGGCGTAACCTGCTGATTCTGCTCTTCGGACATGAATAACCCGTAAGGTTAATTGCGCCCGTAGGTTATCAGTCCTCGCAACTATTTCCGCTTAGGTGCTGCTCGCAGCTCAGAACGTTTTTTGAGAACAGGGTTGCCACTGCCCTCGTGCTTGATCCGAATCACGGGATCATCTTTGGACCCAACCCGGACGACCTTGCCGCCGCTTGGTCCTTTGATTTCACCCCGTGCGCCTGCGGTGCCGGTCACCGTGCCGTAGACACGCTTGCCGCCGTAGGACCAGCTAACCCGATCGCCGCGCTTCACTTCTTCTTGCCTCCCTTTTTCTTGCCGCCCTTCGACATGGGCTTGGGCTTGCTGTGATAAGGCATCAGCTTGCGGCAGATGCGGTCATCTTATTCAGCAGCTTTTTTGCGGGCGCGTGGTGTGCGCTTGGCTTTGGGCGCTGCTTTTGGCTCGCATTGCTGCACTGGCTTGGCGCCTTCAATCACCATGCCGAACCTGTTGCGCCATTGGATGCTTCCATCCTCCAGCGTGAATGGACGAGCGAGCATCAGTTCGTCGTTAACGAGAACTGCTTGTAGTTCTTGGCTTGACATCTGGATACCGAGCCTTTAGTTGATCCAAGGTTAGTTCTGACCCGTCTTGTCGCACAAAACGGCGCAGCGCATCATCTGGTCCGTACTTTTTGGCGAGATAGTCGAAGTAGGGCGTCTTGCTGCCGAAGACCTTTTCCTTGTCGGCTTTGTTGTTCTGAAGCCACTTGCCGTAGCTCTCGAACTCGTTGATCTGTTCTTTCTCCAGCCCCTTGATCAAGGGTGCCCGCAGGGAGCGGCAGCCGAAGTGCAGCGGCGGCACCGGACCTTCGCCCCACTTGTAGACCTTGCCGTCTAGCGACCGGCAAATCGGCGTCGTGCGGCTATCAAGCACCGCGCGGTAGATGTAACGGACGGTGGCATCAGGGTTCGCCAGCGCCACTTGCTCCCCTGCTGCATCGGTGACCTGGGTGATGCTGCTGCGCACGATGGCACGAATCTGGTTATTCGCACGAGCGGTAACCGCTCCGCCCTTTTGGATTTGCTGAGCAAGGCTGGAGCGATCATTTCTGACCAGCCTGCCCTTAAGCCTGCGGATGATGCTCGACATCGACTCGCCGGTCAGCAGCCCGTTCCGCACTGCCTGACTGAAGAGCTCCGCCTGACTTGTGCTCATGCTCTGGAAGGCTTTGCGCACGACCTCGCCGTTTGGCAGCGTGAGCGTGGTGCCATCAGCCACGGTCATCGCAAACTGGCGCCGCACTGCACCGGGCAGGTCATCGCTCAGCGAAACAATCCCCAACTGTGTGGGATCTGAAGTGACCACCGCCTGCGCGAACTGCGGGCTGATCTCTACCGATCGGATCGGCGTCGTCACGCTCGGCGGCACCATCTTTTCAAGCTGCTCCACCATGAAGTCAGCTTCCAGGATCGCTAAGCCCTGCAGCTCTTCTGTCATCAGCAGCGTGCTGGTGCCAGCCCAGCCGTCTAGCGATTCCTTGAGCTGCGCAAGGATTGCCCGGAGCCTGGCAGCACTGATCGACTCAGGATCGAGCATCGCCAGCCGATCCGTGGCGTCGATGATCACGTCGTTGTACGCCCTGACGACGCGCCGAGCTACGCCGTTGCTGTAGCGATTGAGGTCGATCGCGTTGCGGTAAAACTCGGCGTGCTGCGTCATTGATCTACCGCAAATTGGGAAGCGGCAGCGGTGGTGATCACGGAGACGTCAGCGCCAGCCTCTAACGCATTCTTGATCACCGTTTCGAGCACAGCTTCGACGTTGTCGATGCCTTCGTCGAGTTGAACTTCGTCCACGTCGCACTCCCTACCGTTCTTGAACCAGGAGACGCGGACCACGGCGAAGACGGGCTCCGCCAGCGCCTTTGTGCTGATGGAGAGCTGCTGCTTTCGCGGTCTGGCTGCGTCCATGGTGCGCCCCCCATTTATCCCCGCATCATGCAGGGATCTCGTCGGTTTGCATGGTTTGCGGTTCAGGCGGTGCCATTTCAATAAGCCCGCCAGCCTGAGTGGATTCCAGCTCCTCTTCGACGTCGAACTCGTCACCAAGAACTTCGCCTTCGTAGAGCTGGTCGAGGAGCGTTTTCTGGGTGATTGTGCCAGCGGTGTAGAGCTGGAGGAGGGCTTGGATTTCCTGAGGATCAAGACGGCTACCCAGGAAATCACGATTAACAAAGCTACTGCCGGTCTCCGAAATATTGAGATAGTGGGCGTGGTGAGCAAGGCAGTTGTCGATTAGGTCTTGCATGTTCTGAGCGATCACCATCATGGTGCTGTCGCCCTGGCTGCGGTCGATGCGCTTGGATTCTGCGGTCTCGGCGGAGAGCTTCTGACCGAGGACGGCGGACAGACCCAGTTCGTTGATCTGCTGCGCTAGCTGATCAAGGCGGCGGAACTGCGAGTCAAAAGCATCGCTAGGTGGAGCGATGTACTCGGCTCGCCCTTCGGCGGGGAAGCTGATCGCCTCACCAGGACCGGCGCTGACTTCTTCCGCAGATTGCGGGAAGCCGTAGAACGCCAGCATCGGCACCGCCGAGATGTGGAGTTGATTGTCCAGGTCGCTTTGGACTTGGTACGCCTTGAGGTTGAGGTTGGCGATGTCCTCAAGCGGCGGGCGTGACTCCATGAAGTTCACGCGGTTGGCATAGGCGATGGCGAAAGGGATGTGATCCATCGTCGTCGTGCCGCTTTCGACGATCTCGAAGTTGCCTTTGGCGTTGAGACGGTGGATCTCGAAAGCACCAGGCGTCAGGACGCGCACCTGCTCAACTTCCTTTTCGCCGTACTCGCCATCGGGCAGGATTACTTTTTCGAGCAGGCGAAGCTGCATCAGCTTCTGAGCGCCATCAACCAGCTCGGTACGCCAGCCGAGGATTTCGCGTGGGGTATAGGTCACCCAATAAGGGCGCCCAAGTTCGCCAGCAGACGGCGCATCAACCAAGACGCCGATATGCCCGTAGCGCACCATCTTCCGGCACGCTTCATAGGTCCAGACGTTGAGGTCGTTGCCTTGCAGGTCAACGTCGAAAAGCTGCTCGCGCACGATGTCGGAAACATCGTTCAGGCGGACAGGCTTGCGGGTCAACATGCCCGCAAGCATCCGTTCGAGGCGCTGGTAGTAAGGCGGGCAGACGGACCGCGCGAGTCGGTTGTCGTAGCTCTCGTCAAGCTCTCGCGGCTCTTGCGGCAGATACCGACGATGGCGGCGGCGCAATTCGTAAGTGCCACCGATCAAGTCTTCAATCAGAACCCAATGCGGCTCTTGGTTGCGCCAAGCAGCGTTGGGATCGTTGACCTTGGCGACGCGCGCGGTTAGCTGGCGGTCGTAATGATTGAAGCCGCTATACACGTCACTAATGCCACAGGCTTAGCCGCATTGTACGAAGCAGTCTTAATAGATCCGAATGCCTGTAGGTTTGCCAGCCTGTTGATACAAAGGATTGAAGGCTCCAAGCACCAGGTAGCCAAGACCGTCAGTCCAGTGCTCAATCCCGGCTGACTTGTCGATCACATAGTCGTCGGCGCCTTCTTTGAAGCAGACGTTCTTGAGCGCCTTGATTGTGTGCTTGCAGCGCGGGTGAATAAACATCCGCAGATGTCCGTCGGCGGTGCGGATCATCCAGTTGGTCGCGTTGATCTTGTCCTTCACTGCCCAGGGTGCTTTGGGGCTAATGCACTGGAAGCCGTAACGGCGGATGATGTCGTGGTCGGTGCGACCGGCGGAGGAAGTTTTGCGGGCGCTGCCGGTTGGATCGGGGTAGGCAACGATGCGCCGATTCGGGAAGCGCTCCTTGAGCATTTGGCAGACCTCGTCGGTGTTGGACTGCTTGACGGCTAGCTCGTCCCAGATGTGCATGGTGTCGCCCACCCTGCTGGCAAGGACGCCCGCCATGATTCCGACGTTGAAATCGGTTCCCCAGTAAATTTCGCCGCCAGTGTCTTTGATGTCCTCGGAGATGTTCTCGTCGCTGAAGTCGGGGTAGACGCGACCGGCGAGGGTCTCGAAGCTGGCGAGGTATTCCTGGCGGAAGGTGCGTTCGTCAAGCGTGCGGCGTGCTGCCTCGATCTCGTCCGAGGAGACGTTGCCGCCTTCGATCGTGGTGTAGGAAAAGGTGCGCCAATCGGTTTGGTCCTGCGCCTGCTCCCAGAGGTCGTGGAACCAGTTCAAGCCTGCGGGCGTGGTGATAAACCAGGCAGGACCGCCCTGGTCCGAGAGTGCCGGGCGAAGCACCATCTCCCAGGCTTCCTGCTTGACGTAAGCAGCCTCGTCGATGATCAGCGCGCTCAGGCTGACGCCACGCAGGCTGTCGGCGTTTTCCGCACCCTTGAGGGCAATGATGCTGCCATTGGCAAGCTCGACGCTGAGCTCGGATTCGTTCTTCTTGACGAAGACTTCACCGGGCACCATGGCGCGCAGTTGTCGCCATGCGATCTGCTTTGCCGACTTGTAGTTCTGGGTCAGATACCAGCAAAGGCTGCCGGGATTCTCGATTGCCCAGGCGACGAGACGAGCAAGGCAAAGGTAGGTCTTGCCAAAGCGGCGCCCGCTGCATAGCAGCTTGAATCGCTCGGGGGACTCCCAGACTTCGCGCTGTGGTTCGGTGAGGCTGCCGAACAGGTCGTTGGCGAACGGGCTCCAGTCGACGTCTGACTGATGAGGGACGGGTTCCGCAAGAACGGATCCACCAGCGCACTGGCTGAGGATGCTCATGAGCAAAGCTGCGCCAGCTTGGCGGCGGTGTTGATGGCACCGAGGGCTATGTGGTACTGCCCAGCGCGGCGCGCTTCCATCTGGAGGGTGGAGCACTGGGAGAGCAAATCAGCGATCATTTGCGGTCGCTCGATGTCCCAGTCGGCTTTGAGCTGCTCGCGCGCCATCCGCAGATAGCGATCGCAAGCGTCTTCCTTGACCCCCCAGTTTTCCTTGGCGTAGCGGATGCAGTCCGAGCGCCTACCACCGTTGGCGATGATGCGAGCGAACCGCTGCGCGCGCATCTCGGTTTCAGCTTTAGTGGTTCCTTTGGCAGCCATCAGAAGGGAACGGGGATCTGCTCGGCGTCATCAACCAGGTCAGGGGTTGCGGGCTGGCAGGTAGCGGTTTTGCCGGTGAAGTCTTCCCAGCGTTTGACGATGACGTCGCAGTAGGCGGGGTCGAGCTCCATTAGTCGTGCGTGGCGGCGTTCTTGCTCACACCCAATAAGAGTGGAACCGGAGCCGCCAAAGAGGTCAACGATGATTTTTGCCTTGGAATGGTTGCCCAAAGCCCTGCGTGACAATTCAACTGGCTTCTGGGTTGGGTGCATGTAGGAGGAATCCTTGCTTACTTGCCAAAGATCAGACTCATTCTTGATCAGGGGATCAATGGTTGCGTTGTAAAGGCAAAACTCGTGTTGATGGCGGTAGCCGTTGCCCATGCCAAAAACGTTTTTAGCCCATACGATGCAACCCTTGAAATCAAGTTTGGTTTGCAGGGTGGCGTAAAACTTCCAGTTGCACCAGATGTAGTAGGCGTCTGGCTTAAGCAGTTGGATAGTCGAGACGGTGTCAGCGATTAGCTGGTCGAAATCAGTTTCGCTGAGGTCATCGTTTTTGATGACATCAAATTTTCCGGAGCGCCCATTGAAGGCGACGTTGTAGGGCGGATCAGTGAAGACCATATCTGCCTTCTGCCCGTCCATCAGGCGTTCGACGTGCTGAGCGTTGGTGCTGTCACCGCAGAGCAGGCGGTGGTTACCAAGGATCCAGAGATCACCGGGCTTGGTGATTGGATCGGTGGGGGTATCGGGGACTTCGTCCGGATCGGTGTTGCCGCCTTCGGGGTCAAGCTCGGTGATGTTTAGCAGCTCGTCGAGGTCTTCCTGGTTGAACCAGGGTTCGATGTCGTGCTCTTCGGAGAGGCGATGAAGCATCTCCTGGTCCCACTCGCTGAGATCAGCGGTGCGGTTATCAGCGAGGGCGAGACCTACTTTTTGGTCTTCTGAGAGTCCGGTGCGACGGACGGCGATGATCTCGTCGCCTTCGGTTTCAATGATGCGGACGTTTTTGATGCCAGCGGCTTTGGCGCCTTCGATGGTGCCGTTACCCGCGAGGATGCGGTTGTCTTCGTCGATAACGATGGAGCGTGCTGCGCCGTAACGCTGCAGGGATTCTTTGATCAGCTCAGACGAGCGATCAGTACGGCGCCGAGCGTTTTTGTGGTCGGACTTCAGATTATTGATCGAGGTCACAGACCCTACGCGTGCAAACTTGCAGGGATCGTATCAGCTCTATTTTAGTGGTGATTATTTGCAGCCCTGAGTTGATTGATCTTGGGCTCGACTAAGTGATGAGAAGAGACGGTGCCGCAGTTGTTGCCGATGCAGACGCGGACGCAGCCGTCAGGCAAGTTTTCCAAGGTCGGCTGGACGGAGGAAGCGGCTGATTCGACCAAGTGGTTCAGGCGCTGGCGGGGGTCCTGGGTCATTGATCTCGTGGTAGCGGGCTAGGTAGTAGTCATCCAACAGATTCAGGATGGCTCGGATTTCTTGGTTGGTCGGGGATTTCATGAATTGAACAAAGAACGGCGGCGGTGATGGCTTCGACGGTGATGCGCGAGCAAGCGCC